ATTGGGAGCAGAATAGGCGGCGGTTTTCGTCTTCCTGACGCTTCAAATCCAAAAGCATCTCTCTTACATCCGGTGTAAGCGGAAACGTTCTGCGGCTGGTCTTGTTTTTCGTTTTGTCTTTCTCCACGATCTGTGTGACCTTGGCTACAGTATGCTTTACCGTGATCGTGCCGGCATCGAAATCTACGCTGTCCCACTTCAGGCCCAGGACCTCACTGCGGCGCAATCCATAAACAGCGGTGAGCTTGATAACTGGGAAAAGATTTTCGTCCCTGACCGCATCCAGAAGCTCCGCTAACTGCGCCCCGCTATAAAAGTGGGACTCATAGTGTTCCGTCTGCGGCAAAATGAGAAAGTTACAGGGATTATTGGGGATCAGCCCATCCCTCACCGCCATGTTCAGCGTTTGGTACAGGATGTTCTTGTGGAGCCGCAGGGAGCGTGGAGAAAGCCCGCCCTTCCCATCTTTGCGGCCATTCTGATATGTACCCCCTTTACTGGACACCCAGTAGGGGGGGTATTATTATGCGGTACACGTATGAGTACAAAAGGAAATGTGTAGAACTGTATCGAGAAGGAAAATGGCCAGAAACGCCGGAAGGTGTTAGCGATAAATCCTTTCGGGATAAAGTGAGACTATGGGTAAGAGCAGAGGATAGCCGCGGTCCAGAAGCACTGAAACACAAAAATTTCAACAGGAACTGGACACCAGAAGAACGGCTGGAACTAGTATCCCAAGTAATGTCCGGAAAATCCTGTGTGTCAGTGGCAATCGAGGCCGGTATTCAAGATAGACTATTGTATCAATGGGTTCAAAACTATAAAACAAAGGGGTATAATGGCCTGGTAGAAATGAAAAAAGGTCGTCCAAGTAAAGGGGTACCCCAAATGAAAAAGGAAGAAGCAAGGCCACTGAATGAATCCGAACGAGAAGAATTGATCCGGCTTCGGGCAGAAAACGAGTATATAAAGGCGGAGAATGAAGTTATAAAAAAAGAGCTCGCCTTGAGAGAAGAGAGGCACGCAGCGCAACTCAAGGCGAGAAAGCAGCGATCATCAAAGAGCTGCGTGAAAAAGGATACCAATTGAAATATCTGTTGAAATCTATGCAGATGGCACGGTCTACCTATTATTTTGAGTTGAGCAAGGCCGATCAAGTTGCTGTTCGAAACCATTGCTTGGCAGATGAAATCAAAGACATTTTCTCACAGCATAAAGGCCGCTACGGTGTGCGAAGAGTATATCAGGAACTGATAAAGCGCGGCCACAAGGTCAATCATAAGCGGGTACAACGGCTTATGCACACTATGGGGTTGGCAGGAAAGCGCCCAAAGGAAAAGTATCATTCCTACAAGGGCGAGGTCGGCAAGGTTGCTGAGAATATCCTTGACCGGGATTTCAGCACGACAGCTCCTATGCAAAAATGGACTACCGATGTATCTCAGTTCGGTTTTTCGTGGGGGAAGTGTTATCTCTCTCCTATACTCGACATGAACACAAACGAAATCATTTCTTATGATTTATCTCAAAGTGCCAATATGGAACAGATCCAGAGAATGTTGGCCGGCGCCTTTACGAAGTTTCCCTCTGTAGATGGCCTGATCTTTCACTCTGATCAAGGGTGGCAGTACCAGCACGTGTACTTCAGGCAGGCACTTAAAGATCACAAAATCATTCAATCCATGTCAAGGAAGGGCAACTGTTACGACAATTGCATCATGGAGACCTTCTTTGGACGGATGAAAAACGAGATGTTCTACGGGCATGAAAAAGAGTATTCCTCTTTTGAAACATTTGCCAAGGCTGTTGACGGCTACATAAATTACTACAACAACGAAAGAATCCAAGAGAAAACAAAATGGATGCCTCCTACAAAATTCAGAGAGGCATCCATGTGCACCTAATTCAATTTTTTATGTGTCCAGAATTCTGGGTACATATCAGAAGAGAGCCCCGCTTTTGGGTTGGGGTGGTTAGGATTCCAGGGTCAGGTTGGTCAGCGCGTAGGTCTTGGTGACGGAGGAACCGTCCTTGGTGGAGGTCACCTTGACGCTCTGGGTGTTGTTCTTGATCAGCAGGACGATATTCTTGTCGGCGTCCAGGGTCACGGGGCCCTTGGTGCCGCCCACCAGCTCCACGGTGGTGACGGCGTCAGTCGGAGTCACGTCGAACTTCAGGGCCAGGTAATGGCCGGACTGCTCGGCGGGCTTGCTGCTGAACTCGGTGTAGCCGGTCACGTTCTTCAGCGTACCGGTGATGCTGTCCGCGCCCACCGCGACATTGGTCTGAAGGTCGGACACCTTCTTGCCGAACAGGGTGGCGTCGGCACTCTCAGGAGAGGCGGTCACAGCCACGGAAGGCTTGAGCAGCTGAATGACCTCCTCAGGCAGAGGCAGGCGGGCGTCCTGATCCTCGGTGCCGTACAGGATGTCCTCCAGGGCCTTCAGCTTGGCGGGATCGACCTTGGTGGAGGTGATGATCAGGCGGGCAGTGGGCTTGTAGCCGGGAACGTCCACGGGAGTGGTGGTGATCTCCCAGCTGGGGTTGATGGGCTCGGGGGAGTCGTTGACAGTCTGATAGCCCCGCTCAGAGGGAGAGGCCAGGCCGCCGTAGACCAGGTGCAGCTTGTAGCCGTGGTCCTGACCGTCCACATCGTTGCCCAGCTTGGTGCGGTAGCTCAGGCCGAAGACCTTGCGGTTCTGCTGGCCGGCGACCACACCGGGGGCGATCTCGGCGGAGCCGTCGCACTCCTCCCACTCATCGGGGTAGGTGTAGCACTCGACGGTCAGGCCGAAGTCCTCAGCGCCCACCAGCACCAGGTACTTGATGTTGTCGGCATAGAGGTTGTTGGGCTCCGCGCCGGAAGGGCTCTCGGTGATGCCGGTGATGCCGTTCCAGGGCACGCCCTTGTTGTAAAGGCCGGCGGAGCTGATGGGGTAAAGGACAGCGCGATCAACACCGGTTTCGTAAAAACGCTCACCGGTCTTGTCCCATACGATTCTACTCATTTCGGATTTCCTCCTTTAATAGTACAGGTTGAAAATATCGTGGTTCAGGTTGTCCGCTGTAAAATGGCGGTCATGGGTGCACATGGGCAGCATGGCGAGGCGGTGAGGGAGGTCGCTGTCCGGGTTCTTGTAGATGACTGTCACCTGGTAGTGGTCCAGCAGGCGATAAGGGGCGTTGTCCGCATGGACAGTTTCGATTTCGCTCCGCTCATAGACGATGCAGTCATACCGCATCTTCAGGTTCTCCGGCGGCTGGAAATACACATTCCCGGAGCCGAGAATGCCCTCCAGAACCGCCTGGAGCTCATAACGCCTATTCATGGTACAGCCCTCCGATGGTCAGGATCAGCCGCGGATAGCCCACCTCGACCCTTGAAATTTTCCACTTCGCCCCCATGAACGTCACATACCGCATTTTGTGGAAATTCTCCCTGGCGAACGGATCGGCGACTATGCTGATCTCGTTCGCGACATTGATGTCATCGTTGAGCGACTCCCCAGACTGAAGCTGGCGTGCATTCCGGGTCAAATCGCCGTAGTACGGATACTCAACGATCTGCTCCTCATGCACGCCAGGCGCGGTCTGAATGGTCTCAGCATAGCCTACCGATCCATAAAATTTCGCCATTTTGAATCTTCTCCTCAGGGAGTGCCGGCCCCGCCGCCATCGCCGCCAGTACCGCCGGAGGTGAAGGCAGCCACGGGCTCCTCCAGAGCGATGGCGGAGTAGACGCGGGTCAGAGCACCGGACAGCCGGGTCTCGATCAGGTACTTCTGCTGGTTGAAGTCGATGTCGAACTGGTCGAACCGGGCGATCTCGCCGCCCTTGGTGGAGCCCACGGTGTAGTCGGTCAGGTTGACGAAGATGCCCAGCAGCTTGTGCTTGTGGCCCTCGTCATCCATGCGCACCAGACCCTCAAACTGCTCGGCAGTGTAGAGCTCGCCCACATTCAGGGCGGCGGCCAGGTCGGCCTTGGAGGTGTAAATGCGGCGGCCGTTCATGTCCCGGGCCAGCAGCATCACGTTGACCATATGGGGCGTGCAGAAGAAATCGGGGGTGCCGGTGCCCTTGTACTTCTCACGGGCATAGAGGGCGGCGGCGATGACTGCCTCAGCATAGATATAGTTCTCGCCGAAGCTCATGCTGGTCTTGCTGCCCTGGAGCTCGGCCTTGGCGGCCTCGATGTCCACGTCGTAGTGGATGGTGTAGAGGTCGTTGTCGTTCCAAATGGAGCGGATGTGATCCTCGGAAATCTTCATCTCATCATCCGGCTCACGGCCATCGCCCACCATGATGGCGGTAGCGACATCTTCATTGATGTTCTCCCGCATAACGGCGTACTGGTACTCCACCACATCGAAATCGGTGATGTCGATGATGTCGTCCCGGTGCAGGGCATCGGTGCGGTACACGGTCTGGGGATCGGTGGTCCGGGTGATGACGTTCATGTTGCCGGAGAGCTGCTTACGCTTGCCCTTCTGATAGCCGTGGGCCCGGATACTGTCCTTGCGGGTGTCCGTCTGGCGGGTGCGGATGCGGCTGATGGGGCTCTTGTGAACCTTGCGCATGACAACGCTCACCCAGCCCTGGTCACGAGCGACCCGCTCAGGAGCGCCGGGGCGCAGATCCTTGTAGTCGGGGAACAGGCTCTCGATGTTGTCGATGCCGTGCTTGAGTTCGTTCTGATCAGCGTAGATCTTCAGAGCAGTCCGAAGGCTACCCACGCTGCTGCTCTTGGCCAGAGCAAGAATGTCAGCGCAGTCGGAGTGGCTCAGAACGGTGTCCTGAGTGTCTTCAGTGTCGAACACATTGTGCTTCATGGTCTTGTTTCCTCCCTTAGATTTGTCGGATTTGTTGTCGGGGTCATCGGGGTCCTCTTCCTCGTCATCCTCGGCGTTGTCGTTCACCTGCTCCGCGGCGGCAGCAATCAAAGCGTACATGACCTTCTTCTGCTTCTCGTTCATGGTGTTGACAACATCCTCGATGGTCTCCTCGTCCTCGGGCTTCTCTTTACCCTTGGACTTATCGCCATCCTTAGGTTTGTCCCCGTCTTCGCCCGCGTTGGGCTTGTCATCAGGCTTCTCCTTGGTATCGGCCTTGTGGATCAGCGGGGGCTTCTCATCGGGACGGTACAGGGAAATAGGCTCGTAAGCGGACAGGATCATCTCCTGCTCACCGCCTTCCCCATGAGCCATGTCCACGAAGTCAATGAAGGCGCCGGGATTCGCACCGGCCACTACCAGGCTGACCTCGCGGATGTCGCCGTGCATGACGTCCTTGTTCGGCGTCTGCTGGAGCCCATTGGCATAGATGGAGAGGGACACAATGTCCCCGTGCTGCACCAGCTCCTTGGCCGCTTTGCCGCTCTCACTCTCGTTGAACGTGCAGTATGCATAGACGCCGTCCTTGCGGTTCTCCAAGAGGGCGTGGCCCAGGATGTTGGTGGGTTCGTTGTGCTGGTGGTTCCAAACAAGAGGAACCGTCTTCCCGTCGCAATGCTCGAATGCGTTGTGGCGAATGGTTCGCCCATCAGCGCAGACAAGATCGTTTCGGGTAGCCCAGCCACTAAAGTCAAACTTCAGATCCATTTTGAACATTTCCTCCTTCGGATTCAGATGGTGGCTGTTCGCCCTCCCCTTTCGGGGCGCTTAGGTTACTGTTCCGGAGCTCGTCCGCCTTGGGGTCCTTCGACGGCTTCATACCGATCTTCTGCCGGATCTCGTTGGAGGTCATGATCTCATTGCGAGTCATCTTGTCGGCGATTTCGGCGATGTCGTTGATGGGCACCAGCCTGAACGGGTCTCTGAAGAACAGGATCGACTGCTTCTGTGACCGAGCAGTTTTGGTGAGGAATTTCCTCTTCATTTCGTCAACAATGGCGGACAGGATGGGTTCGATGGTCCGGTTGTCGTAGTTCAGCTTCGTCCGGTCATCAGCAGTGCCGTCCAATATCCCCTGGGTGATTCCCAACTGGCTGTAAAGCATACTCGTCAGGTATTCAATCTGGGACATCAGATTGTTGTCGATGGGCCGGTTCAGCTGCACCACATGCTCCGTGCCGTCGGTGTAAGCGACGCCATACTTGGAGCCGGACAACTGTTCCTCAATATCTCTACGGCGTTTTTCCGCCTGTTGACGTCTCGCTTCCGTCTTGATGACGTAG